AGCTTTTTTTAAATCCTCTATCCCGTTCTTATGTGGGTAGCGCCAGCGGTATTTAAGAGAGTTACCTCGTAAGTAACCTATAAACTCTTCATCTGTAAGCATAGCTCTAATACCATCAATACACTCTATACTACCACTATTATAATGAGAAGGCTTATTAACTATGTCAAAGTCTTTAGGAAAAAGATCAGTCTGTTTACTGCTTTCTGAATCTTTAGCAGCTCTGTGTACGGCATCCCACTCATCAGCTGTTGCGTTATTTAACATAAGGTATCCTATCCGTTCGTTAGTTGTTCCGTCTGAACTCATTATTCACTTCTCCATTCTTCTGGCACTGTCTCAACAGTAAACCATCTGAACTCATTAGCCGTGGCCCATTCACCGTGGCTTCTTTTAGTACCGTCTTTACGTTTCTTAGCTTGAGGCATTGGTGCTTCAGCGTTAGCAAAAAGAAACACTAGCTCCGTGTCACTAGGTAAAGACTTTCTTATCCAGATATACTTACTGAATTCACCGAAGTCCCAGAACCTACCTTTAGCTTCGATGATTATCTTTTTACGACCTATCTTTTTTGTGAAGTCGGGGTGGTAGTTATGATCTATCACATAAGGAATCTTACCATCGTGATGATCCCATTCTTGAAGCAAGGTATCGTGTAGAACCTTCTCCCACTTAGAATCATAACCAGCAGGTTTACCTTCTTCAACAGGTCTTTTAGCTCGTGGTTTTCTTTTCATGTCAGTGTACTAACCCTTTTCTTTTTACTGCTTCCAATTCTAACAGAACTATAAGTTGATAGACAACCTCTATAGGAACATCAGCAATAGTGCTTTGTTGTGATAGGAAGAAACGTGCTAGGTTAACAATGGTTAACTCTGGCTCTGTATCTAATACATCTGATGGTTCTATCACGAGCTTCTTGTCTTTCTAACTCTGTCTTCGATATCACGTATAGTAATATCATCTAAAGCTTTTAACTTTCTTTTTAAAATTAACTTGATGTAAGCCTTAGATCCTCTGTAAGAATAAGGGATTGACCAAGCTGTTCCGTTTTTAGCAGACAAAGGATTCTTGGTAGTGATATCCTTTTTGGTTATCTTCTCAATCTCTGAGTCAGGAAGAACAGTCTTCAACCATTCAGTAGAGATGTCTAAAGCTTTCTTGTTAATTCTTTTAGATAAACGTCTATTCATTTTAAGTATACCTCTTGTACTTTTGGCATTGATATAACTCTTGTAAAATACTTAACGCCGTTAGAGTATTTAAAAGCTCTTAGACCTACACCGTTGTTTGAATCTTTCCAGCACTTACCTTTGTGAGGACAGTACACACATCCAGAAGCTAGTCTAAGGTTACCTTTCTTTCCTTCTGCTAGTTCAGAGTAACAGATATCAGGAGGTGTATCCTTCTCTAGGCTATCTTTGATACTGGCTATCCTAGTTCTGATGTTAGGCTTGGAAAGCTGTCCCGGTCTAAACAAACAAATCTCTCCTGTCTCTTTATTGATAGCAAAGAAACCACCATCCTCTGTACCCTCTGCTTCTTCGTAGCCAGCTAACTGAGCCATGTAACCGAAAGGGTCATCGTTAACTAGTGTACCCTGAGAGAACTTTTTAAAAGAGAAGTTAGAGGCTGTCTTAATATCAACAACCTCACCATCTATCTTACAGTCCATGTGTCCTTTGATACCATCAACCTCTACTTGTTTTTGCATAGCCGTTACAGTATGTCCTGATAGTTTAATCAGTAGTATTGCAATCTGCTCTAGTAGATGTCCATATAAAAACTTAATGAAAGTAGAAGGGTGTAGCTTCTCTTTAGTCTCAGGGGTATCTTGCATGTCATACCACACCCTACGTATAGGACGACCTACGTTAGACATGCGGATAGTCTTTGACTGTAGGTGAGGGGTTGACCAGCCGTCAAGAGCCTCTCTCATATTAACAAGAAACTCTTCTGTAAGTTCTTCTGGTATGTCTATGCCTACGTCAGAGTTAAGCCCTTCAAGTACAGCATAGATATCAGGTATTAAATTATCTAGATCTTTCATATCCGTTCCTTAGTTTAAAATGATTTTCTAAAAGAGTTTCTACTTCTTCGTAGGAGCATTTAAACCACTCACCCTTACGTCTGAACTTCTCTTCTAAAAGGTTATGTATTTCTGACTCAGCTTCTCGTTTGTCTGTAACTTTATAAGATTTTACAAGCTTGTAATTTCTATGTGGTGAGCCAGTCTGGAACTGGTTAACTCTGTCTTTACTGTTAATAGCCATGCCAACCTTGATCCAACCGCCAAAAGAAGGGTTGGTCATGACGTATATCTCGCCTTCTTGTACGTCTGAAAAGAGAGTATCAATGGTAGTCTTTATGTTTTCAAGGACTGTTAAGCCCATCGCTTCAAAGGCGGCAGACATTCCCTGACTCTTGTAAATAGAATGATAAGGATGATTAATATTACCCAGCCTGTACCTATTACCTTTTATGGTAACCCTAGATTTATTCTCTAGATACCTACTGTAAGGATAGTTAGTTGGTTTCATACTCTGTCTCCGTCAACGGCTGGAACTTGTTTGATTTACTTAAGTTATCTGTTGCTGGTATCACTTGAAGGTTTGTTTCTACATGTAGTCCTGATACAAGCTTACCTTGAAGAGGGATGATATGATCCACATGGTAAAGTTCACCTGCCTCTATGGACAACTCTTTAGCTTGTTTGTATATCTGTTCAATCAGATCTTTATTAGACCATGAAACTGTACGCTGTAATTTAGCGGCTCTACGTTTGGCCCTCATTGCGGATACCTTACCGGGGTTTGCCTTTCTCCACACTTTAGACTTAGCCGCTTTTTTTTCTTTGTTTTTTTCGTGCCAAGCCTTACTTCTAGCATTTACTTTTTCTTTATTTTCCTCCCTATACTTCTTATGATAAGCATTTACTTTTTCTTTATTCGCTAAGACGTAAGCTGTCACATTAGAAAGTACTCTTTCTTTATTTGCTGCGTACCAAGCCTTACCTATAACCCTTAATTTTTCTTTATGCTTCTCATAATACTTCTTCCTGTGAGCTTTTACTTTCTCCTTATTCTTCTTCTTATAATTCTTAGTGTAAGATATTACTTTTTCTTTGTTTTTTTCGTAGTAATCCCTCTGATAAGCCTTTACTTTTTCTTTATTCTTCGCGTTGTACTTCTTATTAGCGGCATACTGTCTTTCACGCTTTTCTTGATCAGTGTGTTTCATAAGAATTATTTCCCTTATGTTTACTGGTTATTTTTTATAATTTCTTTGGCGCAGTAATAACAAACATCATCAATGTCTCCAAACTCTGTTTCACTTGGGTGTCTCCAGTGGGTAGTCACAGAGCAATCATGACTGCCTATACTAACAGTGAAAGGTGGACTCCCCTCGAAATAATGCTCCTCCCATTCTTCCCCTTCGTCAGAGGGGTCTGAAGGTACGTATTTGTTTAATTTTAAATCGTATTTTATTGGGAGGTATTGCTCTACTTCCTTACAAAAACATAAGCTATCTTTATTAATGTGTTTCACTCCAGTTTTCTCCTACCTTATGCTCCCCGTCAAGTGGGCAGCTTAGTTTAAGAACTTCACCAGCTTCAATTATAGACTGAACTCCTAGCTTACCAACCTCTTCAGCCTGATCTTCTCTTACCTCTATCTGCCACTCGTCATGTACATTAGCAACGAAGTGAGCATCTAAATGCTTTATCTTTTCATCTAGTATAACAAGAGCTTGCTTCATTACTATAGCTCCTGCTGATTGTAGCAGAGTATTCAATGCACTATGCTCACTACGTACTGTAAGCTTACGTCCATCTAATCCTTTGAGATATCCTTTTTCACACGCTGCTTCAACTCTTCTCTTAAGCTTTGCGAATGATGGAAGATTATCAAAGAAAGATTTTCTAAGTCTCTCTCCAGCAGCCTTACCTCCTCCAGCCACTTCTCCAAGCTTAGCATCTCCTGCTCCGTATAGAAGCGCATAGATGAATGTCTTAGCCTGATTTCTTGATTCAAGTCCTGCAAGTTTTTGATTAGTGGTGTGAATATCTCCGTTAAGGATTTCATTAGTATACTCCTTGTCGTCCATATAGTGAGCAAGCATTCTTAGTTCTAGACCTGAAGCATCTATACCTACCAGCTTCTTGCCTTGAGGTACAGTCCAGCAAGATCGACACTCTTCACCATACTTAGAACCTGAGTTAGGAACCTGCGCTAGGTTAGGGTTACGGTGAGACATGCGCCCTGTGATAGTACCATTAGGTATGACGAACCCATGTACTCTACTGTCGTCAGCTTGCTTCTCAAGCCATGATTTAATCTGTCCTTCTCTCTTCTGTAGCAGGAAGAACTCTTTAATTAACTCTGCTTGAGGGATGTCTTTGATAAGGCTGAGTGTCTTCTCGTTTATAACAGGTCTACCATTAGGGGTAAGCTCAGTAGGAACCCAACCAAAGTCCTGTAGGTACTCGCCTATCTGTTTACGTGAACCAAGGTTAAGTTCGATACAGGTAGTACGTGTTATATGAAGAGGAACATCATGGTTCTTCTCAGAGAAAAGACTATGCTCTTCTTCCGTTAACCTTACAGCAGGTATTGCTTCTGCTTCTTTCTCTTTGAACTCTCTTCTAAGATCATAAGAAGTACCAGACTCAGCAAGCTTAGAGATTGATCCTGTCTTAGTGAAGCGTGGATACAGTTTCTGTTTAACAACTTTAGGAAGGAATACTTCTTTAGTTTCTTTCTCAACCACTGTCATACGTTCCCGTATCTCTGCTAGTAGTATCTCTGCTTTACGATCATCAAAGTAAAAGCCGTAAGACTCCTGCTCTTTCATGATACCTGCTACACCATGCTCTAGCTTAACTGAGTCAGGTGAGAAGCCTTTACTCTTCTCTCTTAAAGCAAAGTATACCTGAGTGTTAAGCTCTACATCTCTTATGCAATACTCCAGCATCTCTGCTGTATAAGCCTCAAACTCTTTGAAGTCCATCTTATTGAAACCAAGATCATGACCCCACTGTGCTAAGCTATGCCCTCCATCTCTTACAGGGTTGAAGAGGCGTGACAAAACAAGCGTGTCTATCAGAGTCTTATCTGTAGCAAAGGTAGGCTTATTCATAACACGCCTTACAACAGGGATGTCAAACCCTATTA